GCAGACTGGAAGCGCAACACCGAGGCGCTGCAAGACTTTCTCGGGGAGAAAACAGTGGAAGAGGTGGCGCTGGAGTTGCTGGCCGAGAACGAGCGACTGACACGGCAACTCGGCGAGCTGATCAACGGATTGCCGAACAAGGTGGCCACCCATGGCTGACAAAATCTCAGTGAACTGTCAGGCGAAACTCTCCGAGGCCATCACGAAGCTTAGCGCTATGTACCGCGACAAGAAGTTCGTCGTCGTATCGCTGCGCCCGGGAAAGGACCGCACGCTCGACCAAAACCGGCTGTGGTTCGCGATGTACAAGCGCATCGCAGAGATGACCCAGATCGGCGACGAGGCCGACGCTCGCCGGTACTGCAAGTTGCACGTCGGCGTGCAGATCCTGCTGAACGAGGATGCCGGGTTTCAGGCGGAGTGGTACCGGGTGATGCGTCACCTCCCGTACGAGACGAAACTGGCCATGATGGGCGGCTGCAAGCTCTTCGGTCCGGATGGCTTCCCTGTAACCAGCCTGTTTAACCGCGCCCAAGGCGTGGCTTACACCGACCGGATAGTCGCGCGCTTCGCTCAGCAGGGCGTGCACTTCGACGATCTCTTGAGCCAGGAGGCTGCATGACGATCGCAAGGAGGCAGCCAAAGCCGAAGAAATGCTGTGTCGTATCGTGTGGGAAATCCTTCATCCCTTCGCGCATGGGGCAGGCCGTTTGCAGTCCGGCCTGTGCAGCCATTGATGCCCCGCGTCATCAAGAGAAAGCTCGCAAGGCAATCGACCAGTGCGAGCGCCGTGAGATCAAAGTCCGCAAGGAGAAGCTGAAGAGCAGGGCGGAGCATATGCGCGAAGCACAAGCAGCTTTCAACGAGTGGATCCGCCTGCGTGATGCCGATCGCCCATGCGTGAGCTGCGGTCGTCACCACGAAGGCCAATACCACGCCGGGCACTACCGCTCTGTAGGAGCGAACCCTGAGCTGCGATTCGAACCGCTCAACGTGTGGAAGCAGTGCGCGCCATGCAACACGCACCTGTCCGGCAACCTGGTGAATTACCGGCTTTCGCTCCTGCAGCTGATCGGCCCGGAAAAGGTCGATTGGCTGGAAGGGCCGCACCCGGCCTGCAAGCAAACCGTCGAAGAAATCAAAACCATCAAGGCCGAATATCGGGCAAAGACCAGAGAACTGAAAAAGGAAGCAGCATGAAACTGATCAACGCAAGGCAGGTATGGACTGAGGCTCAGCACGAATCGAACGCGTCGATCAGCGCTGTAGCAATTGAGCGGGGTGAATCGGCACCGGTGAAGAAGGGCGCCCGCATGCGCAGGCATGAGGCTGTGTTCGCGGCACTGGGTGGTGACAAGGAGGAGCGTATCGAGATCGTTCGTCAGAGGATCAGCATTAGCGAGACGCGGCGCACGCCAGTTGGCCGATCCACTGCCCGCGCCGCACATCTGGCGATGATCGGAAAAGTGCTGCGTGCGATCGACACGCTGCCGTTCCAGGTTCAGCAATTTGGGCACTACCTGTATCACCCGGCGATGAACCTGCGGCATTTGCTGAATGCGGTATTGCTGATCACCGCCAAGGCGGGATTGCCCGACTTGACTTCGGCCAAGCGCGTCAAGGCGCAGTACTTGGTCACTCTGGCCCTGCAGTCGTACAAGGGGGAGGTGCAGGGCGCGGCGGAGTGGGGGCCCGCGCGGGTGGCGGCTGAGATGGATGCCTTCTTCGGTGTGACAATCGATCCGAAAAACTGGACGCGTGACTGGTTGGGATTGTGGGGATCCCTGAAAGAAGTCATTCAGGAAGTGGATATTCAGGCGCAGCAACCGCTATGGCAGGTTATTCACGCGGAAAAAGATCAAGAGGCGGCATAATCATCTTGACATGACGGCGTTTCGAGCGTATTTTCCTCATAGTGCATAAGTAACGCGCAACGCACATAGGCATTCAAGCCCGGCCGAGCGCCGGGTTTTTTGTTTGTGGGTTGGCTTCAGATATCATCCGAGCGCGCATCCAGCGCTTATGAGGAAAAAATGGAACGAAGCCCGGATTTGCTCGCGTCAATTGTTCACTACTGTGTGAAAGCCACGGCTGAGTGGGATCTGAATATCTCAGCCTTGGAGTTGTTTCAAAACCTATCGGTTGAGAAGGCTGAGGAGTGGCCGCTTTACTTGGTTAACGGCCACATTCGTCTGCTTGCGGACGTAGGCTACGTTGAAATGAGCGATGACGACCTGGTCAAGGTTGTGCGAATCACTTGGGCTGGTTATGACTATCTTGATAGTGTCAGCAAGCGCCCTGTGCTTTTGGACAATCCTTTCATGGCCCACGGCTAACCACTTTGTTTATTTAGAATCCCGCCTAATGCCGGGTTTCCTTTAAGTCCGGCCACTGCGCCGGATTTTTCATTTCTGGTAGCATTCTTCCCTTTGTAACAGGGGTGAACTGTGGACAAGCTGAGAAAAGTACTCTGCCCAGGTCGTGGGATACCGCGATACAACGTATTCGACGGCATGGTGCTCATTGGCGAGCTAAAGTATGAGGCTGAAGCAGATGCCCTCATAGCTAACAGACGAAAGCAATATCAGGCGATGGCAGAAGCCAAAGCCTCCGAAAAGAAAAACTGAAAATCAACCCGCTTAATGCGGGTTTTTTATGCTTCGAATTTTCCTATATCCAGGGCAGCCCTCGGGAAGACTTGGACGTCGATAGCCGGAGAGTGCGACGTACTGAATCAACGCCGGCAGCCCTCGCAGTATGGTTTCAAGCTGCTCCTTGGCTGCGCCTGATAATTCAAGGGTCGACGAATCGTTCACTGCTCCCCATTAAATGGCCCTAGATGCATTCGCGGATATTCTTGTTGGGGAGGGCATGTTATATTTTGGTGCTCTAGATAGATGGAGCTTACTATGAGTACTTTTAACGGCTTTAATATTGTTGAACGATGGTTCCTTCGGTGTGGCAAGAAAGGTACTGCATTCGCTACTAAAAATGCCGCCGAGAAATGGGCAAAAACAAGTGATGCTTGCTTTGAAAATAGTGGTCCGTTGAATGGTTATGGTGTTGGTACGGGATGGTTTGTTTATTGCAAGGGGAAGATAAGAATCGGCCCCTTAGAAACAGAGGATCTTGCAAAAGAGGCGGCGAAAAAATTGCCTGAGTGCGGCGCTGAAGATCCTACATGTGAACTCCCCCCGCCCAATGTAAATGGTGGTAAACCTATAAATCCATTAAAGCCGATAAAGTTTAAATTCGGTAATTAACTGTTTTACTCTTCTTATCTAAGTCTCTGCATTCGCAGGGGCTTTTTCGTTTTCGGCTCTGCCACGCCATCGCCTAAATCGTGAGTGCAGTTGGAGCCGGATCAAATATGCAGGTGAACTCCTGCCCATTGACCACCACTCCCTGACCGGGAGGAACCGAGATGCCAAACATGCCAGACAAACCAGACACATGGGCGATAGCGCTTGCGTGGTTGGGCCAGCATTCGCCGATCCTCTATGCGGCTGCACTGTCCTGCGCGATGGCCGTCTTGAGGATCACTTACGGTGGCGGCACTCGTCGCCAGATGCTGGTGGAGGGCGCCATTTGCGGCGGCCTCACATTGACCATCATCAGCGGCCTAGACTTCTTCGGTCTGCCGCAGAGCATGGCGACATTCGCCGGCGGTTGGGTGGGTTTCCTTGGAGTGGAGAAGATCCGCAACATCGCGGATCGGGTGACTGACTTCAAGTTGCCAAGTAGGAAGGTTGAGTAATTGTAAACTGATCAGAATCTAGGAATGCGTGGTCACAATTTAGCTGACTTGGCTACTTCATGGGCATACAGGACCATATAACCCTTATCAGTGAGTATTGTCTTCTGTGCAAAAATTGGATGCACTGGGGTATACGCATAACCCCAGCTTATGAGTTGCTGGAGGATAAATGTTTTAGGCGAAGGGAAAGGGTCGAATAACATTAATCCATTGTTGGTTGACATATTAAATAGCATTTCTAAGTGCGCAGGTGATAGGTCTTGCCCGGTCAGTTTCTTTATTGCGACATCCAGAGCCGCGGTTCTTTTTTGGTAGCGGAACCACAAAAAACAGAAGCCGGCAAGGCAAAGCGCATACGTTGACCATATAATAAGAAGTGTCTTGCCGTCGATCGTGTAATCTGAATTGTAAAAGTATTTCGTTGTTCTCAAGATGTTTAATCGGATTTCGTCTAAAAATGGGCCGTTGAGAAAAAGCCCTATGATACCGCCAATGACCGATACGGCAGCGATTAGCCTTGTTGCGGAACGACTCCATTTCATGAACGTTTATCTACCTAGATATTCTGAATTTCAATGTCTCACTTATAAGCAGCGGATGCTGTCAATAGAGTGACCTAATTCAACATTCTATCAGTGGCTGGAGAACCATGAACAGGCCACAACCACCTGCATCTATTCTTGCGCCATCTAAGATCAGCTCAATTGAAATATCGCTTGAACCCGCTACAGATGTCTGGGATTGGCTCCACGCTGAGATCCTCGCCGATACCGGAAGCATTCACAACGAAGAGCACGACCATCTGATCGATGCGGACATTCGTGTGATGTGGGCGTCTGCTGCCTTCACGAAGAAGGGGCGCACAGTCGTCGGCCAGGCCGAGCAGGTCGCGTTCCGCGCTGGAGGTTGGCAGAAGGCCCGGATGGAACAGCAGATGCGTGAATGGTTCGGCGATGTGCCGGACTTCATCATCACCTTGGCTGCCGACTACTGCGCCCAGTGTTCTGACGCTGAGTTCTGTGCGCTGGTCGAACATGAGCTGTATCACATAGCCCAGGCGACCGATAGGTACGGTCAACCAGCGTTCACACAAGAAGGCTTACCCAAGCTCGAGATGCGCGGACACGACGTTGAAGAGTTCGTCGGTGTGGTGCGTCGCTATGGGGCAAGTCCTCAAGTGCAAGAGCTGGTGGACGCTGCAAACAATCCTGCTGAGGTAGGAAAAATGAACATATCGAGGGCCTGCGGAACCTGTCTGCTCAAGTCGGCCTGATCCTTGACAGGACCTTGACGGAATAAACCCATATGGCAGCCCTGAAAGATGAGGTGAAGCGCTTCATTGTGCAGGCGTTGGCCTGCTTTGATACGCCGACTCAGGTAGTGCAGGCGGTCAAGGAAACATTCGGCGTCGAGGTGTCTCGCCAGCAGTGCGAGCAGTACGACCCAACGAAACACGCTGGCCGTGATCTTGGCGTGAAGTGGAAGGCGGTGTTTGAAGATACCCGCAAGCGCTTCCGCGAAGAGACGGCTGAGATCCCAATCGCCAACCGAGCGTTCCGGCTCCGCGCCATGAATCGGTTTGTCGAACGGGCCGAGACGATGAAGAACATCGGACTCGCCATGCAGATCCTCGAGCAGGCCGCCAAGGAAGTCGGCGACGTCTACGTCAACCGCAACCGGAAGGACGAGCCCGACGATGAACCGGCAATCCCGACGCGCATCCAGGTCGACGTAGTGGATGCGAGGAAGCCGAATGCCGAGCCTTAATGTTCCGCAGTCGCAGTTCCTCCTGTTGCCCCACAAGTTTCGCGCATTCGTTGCTGGATTCGGTTCCGGGAAGACCTGGGTCGGATGCTCGGCGCTGAGCAAGCATTTCATGGAGTGGCCCGGCGTCAACGCTGGGTACTTCGCGCCGACATACCCGCAGATCCGCGACATCTTCTATCCCACGATGGAGGAGGTGGCTTACGACTGGGGCCTAAAGACCAAGATCAATCAGGCGAACCATGAGGTTCATATCTACAGCGGCCGGCAGTATCGCGGTACTGTGATTTGCCGGTCGATGGAGAAGCCGCAAACAATCGTCGGCTTCAAGATCGGTCACGCTCTGGTCGATGAACTGGACGTGCTGACGTCGATCAAGGCTCAGCAAGCCTGGCGCAAGATCATTGCTCGGATGCGTTACAACCTGCCCGGGCTTAAAAACGGCGTGGACGTGACCACGACGCCGGAAGGCTTCAAGTTCGTCTTTCTCCAGTTCGTCAAGCAGCTGCGCGACAAGCCGGCGCTGAAGGAAATGTATGGACTGATTCAGGCCAGCACCTTCGACAACGAGCTGAACCTGCCGGATGACTACATCGCATCGCTGATGGAGTCATACCCTGAGCAATTGATTCGCGCGTACCTGAACGGCCAGTTCGTCAACCTGACGTCCGGATCGATCTACCACGCTTACGACCGCAAGTTGAACCAGTGCTTCGACACTGTGCAGCCCGGTGAGCCGTTGTTCATCGGCATGGACTTCAACGTCGGGAAGATGGCCGCGATTACCCACGTCAAACGTGATCAGGGCCTGCCGCGCGCCGTGGACGAGTTAATGGATGGCTATGACACGCCGGACATGATCCGCCGCCTCAAAGAACGGTACTGGCAACACACCGGCAACGACTACAAGAAAACCTGCGAGATTCGGATCTACCCGGACGCCTCCGGTGATTCGCGTAAGTCGGTCAATGCGAGCCTCACCGATATCGCCATGCTCAAGCAGGCGGGCTTCACAGTCATCGCGCCGGCGGCCAACCCGCCGGTCAAGGATCGGATCAACGCCATGAACGCCATGTTCTGCAATGCACAGGGCGAGCGGCGTTACCTGGTCAACCCGTTTACATGCCCGACCTACGCCGATGGCCTGGAACAGCAGATCTGGGCGCCGAACGGCGAGCCGGACAAGAGCCAAGGAAACGACCACGCCAACGACGGCGGCGGTTACTTCATTCACCGCGAGTACCCGATCATCAAACCGGTCACTGCTATCAAAATGGGATACGCCCGATGAGCAACGACGTCTCCTTCAAGCGGGCGGACTACATCGAAGTGCTGGATCGCTGGGCAACCGTGCGCGATGTTTGCGCCGGTCAGCACAGGGTTGTTGACCGACTGCCGTACATCAATGCTCACGACAAGTCGCCGGAGAACGTAGATCGAAACAAGGCCTATCGCGAACGGGCGGTGTTCAAGAACGCCACCGGTCACACGCGCAATGGTTTGCTCGGTTTGGCGTTTCACAAAGACCCGACGCTGACCGTCGCCAAGAAGATGGAATACCTGCAGGACAACGCCAACGGATCCGGGGTGAGCATTTATCAGCACTCACAGGGCACACTTGAAAAAGTGCTTGAGGCTGGGCGCCACGGTTTGTACGTCGACTATCACCAAGACGCCGGCGCTGGCGGGCACTCGGTGATCCTCTCGTACTGCGCCGAAGACATCATCAACTGGCGCACGGGCATGGTGAACGGTCACAGCGTGCTGACCTTGGTTGTGCTGCGCGAGTCGCCGGAGATCGAAGACGGCTTCGGTTTCAAGGTGGTAGAGCAATATCGGGAATTGGCGCTCGAGGATGATGGCTTTGTCTGCCGCGTTTGGCGCCGATCTGGGCCGAAAGGTGGCGGGCCGCTGGCCGTTGTGCAGGAATTCAAACCCACCGGCGCCGCCGGCCGCCTGAAGGAGATCCCGTTCACCTTCGTAGGCGCACAGAACAATGACCCAAGCATTGACGAGTCACCGCTATACGACATTGCAATGATCAACCTGGGCCACTACCGGAACAGCGCTGACTATGAAGACAGCGTCTTCTGGTGCGGCCAAGCCCAGCCTTGGATTTCCGGTCTGGATGAGCAGTGGCGCGACTGGATGGAGAAGAACGGCGTTTACGTCGGCTCCCGCGCCCCGATGATGCTGCCAACAGGTGGCGCCTTCGGTTATGCCCAGCCACTGCCGAACACGTTGGTGAAGGAGGCCATGGCTGACAAGAACCAGATGATGATCGAGCTGGGCGCCCGCATGGTCGTAGCCTCTCTGTCGTCCAAGACGGCGACCGAAGCACGTGGTGATCAATCTGCATCGACGTCGGTGCTCGCCGGCTGCGTGGCCAACGTCAGCGAGGCCTATACCCGCGCGATCATGTGGTGCTGCACCTACATGGGGGTTGACGACGCAAAGGTCGCCTACCAGATCAACCAGGAATTCGTGGAACTGACGGCTGATCCGCAAATGATCACCGCACTGGTCGGCCTCTGGCAGAACGGTGGATTCGCCAAGGCGGATCTTCGGGCGTACCTGCGCAAGTTGGGCCTGATCGCGCCTGAGCGCACAGACCAGCAAATTGACGGTGAGCTGGCGGAGCAGGGCGATGGCCTGGGTCTGGATGATGAGGACAAACTAGATGGCGGCAAACCAAGCAATCCTTGACGCCACGATTCGGCACGCGGTCTTCCTCGAAAAGCTGAAGGCTGGCGAGGTCGGCAAGTTCGCCCCCTTCCTGAAGGAGATCGACCGCTCTATTCGCGACAGGCTCACGCAGTCAGATCTGACCGATTACAACGTGAAGCGTCTTGAGGCGCTGCTGAAGGAGGTCGACAGTCTGCTGCTGGGCATCTTCGACCGCTACAGCGCGCAGCTAAACCTCGACCTAATCGACATCGCCAATTACGAGGCTGAGTTTGAAGCGTCGAGCCTGGTCCGGTCAGCGCCGGTTGGTGTCTCGTTGGATGTGGTGGCGCCGACGGCGGCAGCCATCCGCACAGCGGTGCTCACCAATCCTCTCAGTGTGCGCGGCACCGGCGGCGGCAAGCTGCTCAAGTCGTTCATTAAGGGATGGACAAGTGCTGAGCGCGATCGCGTCACCGGTACGATCCGGCAGGGATTCTTCGAAGGGCAAACGAACTTCCAAATCATCCGCAACATTCGCGGCACCAAGGCGGCGGGCTACAAAGATGGAATCCTCGCTACCACCAACCGCAATGCCAGCACGGTGGTGCACACCGCGATTCAACATGTGTCGTCTCAGGCGCGCATGGAGGTGGCAAAGGCCAACACTGACATCGTGTCCGGAGTGGAGATGGTCGCCACGTTGGACAGCAAGACCAGCCAGCAGTGTCGGTCGATGGATAAGCGACGGTTTCCGGTCGACTCAGGCCCGCGGCCACCTTTTCACCCGAATTGCCGCACCACGTTTATCTTGCTGACCAAGCTCAGCGAGATGTTCGCCAAGGGCGCTACCCGAGCGTCGGTGGGCGCAGATGGGGCAGGGCAGGTCAGTGCGAGCCTCGATTATTACCACTGGCTACAGCAGCAGCCGGCGTCGTTTCAGGATGTGGCGATCGGGCCGGTGCGGGCAAAGCTGTTCCGCGAGGGCGGGCTGAGCGTCGAGCGTTTCGCGGAGCTGCAACTCGATCGGAACTTCGCTCCGCTGACTTTGTTGCAGATGAAAGGCTTGGAGCCCTTGGCATTTGAAAGGGCGGGTTTGGCTTGAAATAGCGATTGGCTTCGTTAAGGTGTCTTTGACATAGACAGGGAGTTACACATGCACCTTACCAAGCCAGACATTCCGTATTTGACCAGTGAGATCATCGGCACTGATGAAGGTTGTGGGATTTTCATCCCTGCTAACCGAATGCTTTATCAGTTTGTGAAAGATAACCCGAGCAATACTGACAAGGCTCAGATCGCATCTAAGGCATTGATCATTGGACGAAGCCTCTCTGCATCTGCCGAGCGGCGCACACCAAGCGAAGTTGACCCCGTCACTGGTACAGCTAATTTCTACGACCTATTGGGGCAGACCATTGCCGATTCGATGGTCGGAGAGTTGCTCGATATGCTGGATGAGGATCAGGAACTCACGCCGATGTTGATCGGCGACGTTGTAAAGGCCCATGCTTTTCTATGCGATGCAGTCACCAAAATAACTGAAAAAGATTGCAGCAGTTTCTCTTCAAAATATCTCCATTTTCATCGCCCAAAGCTGTTTCCGATGATGGACTCTAGAGCTCGAACGGCTTTGAAATGGGTGGCAGATGAGCACGATTGGGTTTTCGCACATACAACTGCAGGGCAATCTAAAAACTACAGGGTTTACGTGGATCACTTCCTTCGGGCTCGCCAGCTTTTCGAAGATTATCTGGAGCGACCATTAAGCTTGAGAGAGATGGATAACATCCTTCTGAATCGATTCGACTTATACATTTGACGATCATGAATCTAACCCGCTTCGGCGGGTTTTTTTATGCCTGCAAAGCGGGCAACACATACCCAAGGGGTGCATCAACGTGGCAGAAGAAAACGAAATCGACCTGGACAATCCGGCAATCAAGGCCGCTATCGCGACTGCCGTTGAAACCTCTGTTTCTGGTCTTAAAACCAAAAACTCTGAGCTGCTGGGCAAGCTGAAGGAAACCACCGGCAAGCTGACCCAGTTCGAAACTCAGTTTGAAGGCATCGACATTGACGCCGTCAAAGGCTTGCTCAGCCGGGCCGGCCAAGACGAAGAAACCAAGCTGCTGACAGAGGGAAAGGTGGACGAGGTATTCAACCGCCGCACTGAACGCCTGCGTGGCGACTACGACAAGCAGTTGAAGACCGTCACCGCACGGGCTGAAAAGGCTGAAGCATTCGCCGCCAAGTTCCAAGGCAAAGTCCTGGGCGATACGGTACGTGGTGCAGCATTGAAAGCCGGCGCACTGCCGGAAGCAACCGACGACATCATCCTGCGCGCCAAAGGCGTGTTCTCGCTGAACGAAGAGGGCGAAGCGGTCGCCGTTGATGAATCCGGCCAGGTCATCCTCGGCAAAGACGGCAAGACCCCTCTGACCCCGCTCGAATGGGCGGAATCTCTGCGCGAAAGCGCACCTCATCTGTGGCCAAGGGCCTCAGGTACACAAGCCCCGGGCGGGGGTGGCGGCCAGGCTGCATTCAAGCGCTCCGAAATGACTGCCGAGCAAAAGCGCGATTACCAGCGCAAGCACGGCCAAACCGCATACCTGCAATTGCCCAAGTAAGGGGATTCACCCATGGCAACGACTGTTAACAGCGACCTGATCATCTACAACGATGAGGCGCAAACCGCATACCTGGAGCGTGTCCAGGACAACCTCGATGTGTTCAACGCATCGTCCAACGGCGCGATCGTGCTCGACAACGAGCTGATCGAAGGCGATTTCCGCAAGCGCTCGTTCTACAAGATCGGCGGCTCGCTGGAGCATCGCGACGTCAACTCCACCGGTAAAGTGACCGCGAAGAAGATCGGCGCCGGTGAGGCCGTCGGCGTCAAGGCGCCGTGGAAGTACGGCCCATACCAGACCACCGAAGAAGCTTTCAAGCGCCGCGGCCGTCCGGTCGACGAGTTCTCCCAGATCATCGGCGCCGACGTTGCTGACGCCACTCTGGAAGGTTTTATCCAGTACGCGACTGCTGCACTGCGCGCTTCGATCAGCTCCAACGCTGACATGGTGGTTTCGGCCAACATTGAAACCGACGGTAAGAAGACACTGACCCGCGGCATGCGCAAGTTCGGTGACAAGTTCGGCCGCATCGCGCTGTGGGTCATGCACTCCAGTGCTTACTTCGACATTGTCGACGAGGCGATCGCGAACAAGGTCTACGAAGAGGCGGGTGTCGTCATCTACGGCGGCTTGCCAGGCACTCTCGGCAAGCCGGTGCTGGTCACCGACACCGCGCCGGCTGATGTGATCTTCGGCCTGCTGCCGAACGCTGTGGTGATCACTGAATCTCAGGCGCCCGGCTTCCGTTCGTATGCGGTGAACGATGAGGAGAACCTGGGTATCGGCTACCGCGCTGAAGGCACCGTCAACATAGATGTTCTCGGCTATAGCTGGAAGGAAACGGCTGGCGGTGCGAACCCTACGCTCGCCGCTGTGGGTTCGGCTGCGAACTGGGTCAAGCATTCCAACAGCAACAAGGTGACTGCCGGTGTGCTGATCACTCTGGGCACCACGCCACCAGCCGGCGGCTGATACTGGCCCTGACAGCGGCCAGTTGTGGCCGCTACGGAGACTTTTATGGAACTGGTTTACTCCACTCAGAATTCGGATTTCGATCCGGAAAAGCGGTACCGCAATCCAGCACACTTTGATCGGCCTGAGACGGGTGTGACACACGCAGTTGTGATTGGCGATTGGCCGAAGGTGGTCGACGCTTATGAGGCGCTTGGCGTTGAGGTCTCGGTGACGAACCCTTTGATCAGCGAGCCGGTTGATTTAGGTGGCGCTGCGGTCATTGCCAGCCTTGAGCAGGACAATGCCACGCTGCGCGCCGAGCGCGACGGCATCCTGCGACTGATCGAAGCCGCCGAGGGGCAATCGGAGCTGGAACATCCGGGCGCGGGCGAACTGCCGATCCGTCTGTTCGGTACGCTGAAAGCCGTTCATGAGCGTTTCGAAACCCTTGCGGGTGAACGTGACAACCTGGCTCGCGAGGTTGAATCTCTCCGTGCTGAAGTCGAACGCCTGAAGGCGGCAGCGGAACCGGTCGACAATGCCGAGAAGATCGCGAGCCTCAAAGCGCAACTCGACGACGCCAACGTGACGTATCGGGCGAATGCCTCGGTAGAATCGCTGGAAAAGGCAGTTGCTGACCTGCAGCAGGCGTAATAACCCGGGTGCCCGGCAACGCGGTACCCGTTCCAGAACACCACAGCGAGCTGATTCATGACTCTCATCATCGAGGACGGTACCGGCAAGCCTGACGCCGAGAGCTACGCATCTGCCGAAGACCTAGCCATGTACGCCGTGAAGTTCGGCGTGGTCATCCCCGCAGATGTGCCAGCACAGGAAGCCCTGTTGCGCCGAGCCGCGCTGGCAATGGATGGCATGACGTGGAAAGGGCGAAAGTCCAACAGCGAGCAGGCCCTGTCCTGGCCGCGCCGCGGTGTCGAGCTTGATTACGAATTCAAGCGCGACAACTACCTACCTGCGCGGATCCAGTACGGCCAGATGGCGCTGGCGGCCGAGATCCATACCGACGACGTCGATCCGATCGAGAAACGCAAAGGCGCGGTAACGCTGGAGCGAGTCGAAGGTGCGGTGACGCGCGAGTACGCGACTATCCCAAACACCAGCGGCCGACTACTGCCGGCGGCGCCGGATCGACCGAGCGCCACGCAGTTTGCGGATTATCTGTCACGACGTGGTCTGTTCGCCGTTCGCGCTTGATCAAGCGTAGGCTAGGACTTTCATTGATAAGGAGTTCGTCATGTCTGCAGAGCATCGAGTTAATTCAAAGAATTCAGATCAGGATGAAAAGGACGCTTGGGATTCATATGCAAGCGCGGCGCTTAATGCACTGATCATCAAAGGTGGAAGCACAGGTAACCCAGCACTTGTAGCGGCTGACTTCGCGAATATGATGCTTGATGAGCGGCGAAAAGCATTTCCAGAAAAAAAGCGCTCAGCAAGTTCACAACCTCTACGCATGTAAGTTACTGAAGCCGAGGCTTTTACTTCGAGATCTGGAGCCACCATGGCCTTTTACGACGAAATGGCCGTGATGGCTCTGGAGATGATCACAGAGTTCGGCCAGCCCGTGACCATCAGCAAGACGGCTCCGGGCGAATACGACCCTGAGACCGGTGGCGACACGCCGGGCGCCACCATTGAACAGGCCGCCCAAGGCATCCTGCTCGACTTCACCGGTCAGGAGTTCCAGAACAACAGCCTCATCAAGCAGGGCGACAAGAAGCTCAAGATCGCCGCGCAGGGGCTGGAGTGGGTGCCTGAGTTACTGAGCAAGGTCGTTGTTCAAGGTCGTACCTGGTCAATCGTTCCTCCCTTGAAAGAAATCAACCCGGCCGGCACGCCGATTCTCTACGAATTGCAGGTTAGGTCATGAGCCGGGCGGGCGCCGGTCAATCCGGCAGCTTCGCGCTGAGTCTCGCCGAGTTTGCGGCCCAGACCAGCGAAGCTATCGACGCGAGTGTGCGCGAGATCATAATCGAGGTCGGCAGCAGCCTGATCCGCATGTCTCCCGTCGGTAACCCGGAGATCTGGGCGCAGAACGCGATTGCGACCGAGTACAACAAGGCCGTCGACGACCACAACAGCGCTTTGCGCAGTGACCCGGCCAACCTCACGAAGGGCGGCAGACTGAAGAAGGGCCGCAAGCTCAACGACGTCATGGACATCAAGGCGCCTGAAGGCTACGTCGGCGGCCGGTTCCGCGCGAACTGGCACATTTCCCTCGGTGTGGTCGAAAGCGTCACCTTCGACGAGGTTGACCCGAGCGGCGCCGAAACTACCGCCGCGCTGGTCGCGGCAATGAGCGACTTCACCGCCGGCCAGATGGCCTACATCATTAACAACTTGCCCTACGCGATTCCTCTGGAGTTCGGCCATTCCACTCAGGCCCCCGGCGGCATGGTTCGGGTAACCGTGGCCCGCTTCCAGCAGATCGTGCAGGAGGCCATCAGGAACAATCAGGTATGAGTCACGCACGCGCCCGTCAGGCCATCGAAACGAAGCTGGCCGCATGGTCGGCTGCGCGTCCAATACGAGTGGCCTACTCAAATCAGCCTTTCACGCCAAATCCATCTGAAACCTATCTGCGGGCCTTTCAGCTACCAGCCAGCACCACCTGCCGTTATCTCGGTGGGGACGCCTACGAGTACGCCGGCGTCTATCAGATCAGCATTGTTTGTCCGTCTGCCCAGGCCATGGCCACCGCAGAGACGCTTGTTGAAGAGCTGACACGACTCTTTCGTGTAGACACGCCACTGGCCCGCAACGGGTTCAATGGCCTCATCACGGAACCAGTAGATCAGGGGCCAACCATCACAGAGTCGGCGACCTACACGGTCCCGGCCAGCTTCACCTACGCAGGTGTCGCAGACCAACCGCCCGCTGGGGCATAACCTACCGCCGTCAGGCGGGCATTCAAGAGGAAACACACCATGGCCGCACGCTTTCCGCTGCCGAACGGCGCTGTGCTGGAGATCGCCAGCGTTATGGGATCCGCCGTCGCTTTCACTGCATTGACCAATGCGAAACCGCCGGTCGGTGCCTCAGTAGGGCACGACATTGAAAACGGCGACGTTTTGCTGATCAACTCCGGTTGGGCGCTGATCAATGACCGCGCAGTAAAGGCGTCCGGCGTCACCGCCGATGCTTTTGCATTGGCTGGTCTCAATACCACCAACACCGACAAATTCACTGCCGGTGCAGGTTCTGGTTCAGTGATCCCGGTGTCCGGATGGACGCAGATCTCGAAGGTCACTTCTTTCACATCCTCCGGCGGCGAGCAGCAATACCAAACTGTCGGCTACCTGGAAGATGACGACGACAAGCAGTTCCCAACCAACCGCAACCCGACCACGATCACTATCGTGGTGGAGGATCAGCCGACCGCTCAATACGTCGAGACAGTCGAGGGCTTCGATGACACCAAAGAACTGGCCGTCGTGCGCATGAAGTTGCGCAACGGCGATCAGATCCTCTATCCGGGTTATGTGAGCATCACCCCCGATCCAACGATGGAGCGCAACAACGTCATGACGCGCACCATCAGCATCGGGCTGTCTGCTCGTTCGCTCCGTTACCTGGCCGGAGCATAAGGACTTCTCATGGCAAAGATCAGGATCGCTCAGAACCCTACGTTCAAAGCCATCGTGCACATTCCAATCGTTGGGTGTGAGCCCGAGGCAATCGAGTTCACCTTCAAGTATCGCGATCGTTCGGCACTCGCCGCGCTTTTCGATGAATGGAACCTGAAGGCGAAAGAAATGCGCGAGGGATTCGGGGAAGGCACCACATTGTCGGATGTGGTTGCTGCCGAAACCGAGTATCAGGTGCAGCAGATCAAGGATTTGGTCGCAGGCTGGGGTTTTGATGACAAGTTCGACGACAAGAGCATCCTCGCCCTTGTTAAGTCCTGTCAGGGCACCGCTGAAGCGGTAGTGAATGCCTATCAGAGCGCGTTCAATCAGGCCCGCTTGGGAAACTGAGGGCGGCCGCCGCGGCGTTGTACGAAAGCGGACCATCTGCTGAGCAGTTGGCAATCCTCGGGCTGACGGCTGCCGATTTGTCCGGTGACGATGTAGAGGTCTGGCCATGCAACTGGCCGGCCTTTCTCCTGTTCAATCGAATGTCCACGCAGTGGCGGGTCGGCACCGGTGGCCCGATCGGTCTCGATTACAACTGCATTCGCGACGTCGCCGAATTCCTCGGCATCAAGAAAAAGAAACTCGCTGAAATCTTTCCTGACCTGCAGGTGCTGGAAGGCGAAGCCCTGCGCGTGATGGCGGAGGAAAGGGAAAACAGCCCGTAACCACGGGCACTTATTCAAGGTGAGTCGATGAACATTGCAGAACTCGGCGTCAAGATCGACTCGGCCGATGCGATCGAGGCCAAAACGAGCCTAGATGAAATGGCGAAAGCTGGCGGCCGGGCCGAGCAGTCCGCCGTTTCGCTGATGAACGAAATGCAGGCGCTGGAGAAGTCGCTTTCTACCAACGCCAAGACCACACAGGACCTTGCCAAACAGCGCGATGCATTGGCGAAGCTGACCAAGACCGGCGCCTATGGCGAGGCTGAGGCCGCGAAGATCTCTGCGCAGCTCGACAAGCAACAGGTAGCGCTGGCCAAGTCGACCATGGATGAGCAGAAGGCGCTGAATAGCCTGCTGGGCGCCATCGATCCCGCCCGCTCCGCGCTGGCGAAGCTGGATACGCAGGTCGAGCAATTAGGCAAGCATCTGGACGCCGGCCGAATTAGTCAGGACGAGTACAACACCGCCCTAAGCAAGATCGATAAGGACTACAACAAACTCAACAAAACCACCACCGGCTTCGACAAGCTGCGCCTCGGCACTCGCCAAGCGCAGGAAAACGTCGTGCAACTGGGGAATGCACTGTCTACGGGTGACTGGGGTAGCGGCGTTCGAGCGGTCACACAGCTCGGAGCTGGTGCTGAGATATCTGCCGCCCGATTGCTGACGATGCTTGGTCCGCTGGCTCTAGCCGCCGCAGCCGTTGGAGTGCTTGC